TCTTTCATCTTTATCATAATCTAATACTAAACACTTAATACTAAGATTGGCTAATGTTCCTGACTCCATTAATTCTTTAGATGTTGTTACATAGTAAGCTGGCCCAAATAAACCTTCGAGTTGTAATTTATGTGTAACAGTATCTTGCAGTGTACCTGTAGTTCCTATTTTATATTTTACTTCTGTTAAAGATTCCATTATTTTAGTTAGTGATTTAGCTTGAAATAAATGTGCTTCATCACCCACAACCATACCAAAATTATTACCAAAATCTTTTCCCATGCGTGTCATTGTTTGCCATGTTGTAACAACTACATGACTATTTGAGATATCTTTATTACCACCATATAGTTTTGCGATATTACCTTTAAATCCGTAATCACTAAAATCTTTAGCCATTTGTTCAACTAATGATGTAGTTGGAACTATTACTAATACTCTACCATTCTTTTTGAGAAAGTTATATCTAAGTAATGAGTAAATTATAAGTGATTTACCTGAAGCTGTTGGTGATACTAAAATACATTTTTGTTTTTGAGCTGCGAATGCTACTGCTTTCTTTTGATAGTCTCTAAGCTCTAAAGGTATGTCTTTTACTATTTGTTGAAACTTATCAAAAGTAAAAATATCTTCGTCTGGTTCATAACCTTCAAAAGTATATCCTCTTTCTTCACAAAACTGTTGAAGATATGGATAAAGTCCTAAATAAATTTGATTTGTTTGTAAACTGAATAATCTAAGATATCCATCCCAAAATCTTTTTCTTACTGCTGGTATAAATTCAGCACCAGGAACCTTGAATTTAAAAAATTCAGATAACTCTTTTCGTATTGAATCGTCTGTAGATAGTTGTAAATAAACTTGATTTAGTTTACTCGCTACGACCCTGCCATGAACTTCCGCCATTCTATAATATTTTTTATTGTTTGATGTTTCCAAGTTAACTGTGAGACAACATCACTTAAAAATTCTATTGTAACTTTTAAGTATTCTATTTTATCATTAATTATTCTTATATCTTTATCTGAATCAAAAAATTTATCATAGTCTGTTTTTAAGACCGTAAGGCCATTGAATGGGTCAAACTCCCATCCTTTTTCATCTATTTCTTCTTTTGATAGTTTACCTGAAAACCATAACCATTTATCTTTCAATGTGTCTTTTAATTCATTTTCATATTTAATTAAGGCTAGTTTTTTATGTGATAATGCTGAAGCATATTTTGCATGTAATTTAGGGATTTGTAAACTAGATTTATCTAATTCAATATCATCTATTACACAATCCTTTTCCCATTCATTCTGTATTCGTGTTAAAGTCCAATCATTCATAGGAAGATCATAACATAGAATTTGTATTTGTCTATGTTACAGTATTAATTTTAAAAAATGTATATCTCAATGTTAAGTCACATACTGCATATTCAACTTCATTTGCGTCTGAAGCAAATTCTATAGACCCTAAACTTGTAGGAAATGCATCTTGAAATTGAAACTCAAGATTTGCATTATTTGATGATGTATTAATTATTAACATACAGTCTGAATACATTTGCTGAAAATCAGCACTACTAAATCCACCTGTGACCGTTTGTTGTGAATTAGTAAGTGATTTGTAATCTGCTGTATCAATACCTGGACCTAATTTCATAATCCAGTCATATATCTCTTGATAGTTTTTCATATCTTCATCAACAATAAATCTTACTGTTAATGGGTCAAAAGTTATTTTATCGCCTGGTAAAAGTGCTTCAACTGCTAAAGGCGTATTAAATGTAGCTTCACTAAAGTTAATAGAAGGTATAGTTGCACCTACACAATTATACCTGGTCTTGGGTATTTTTTCTATCATTAACTCAAAATTTACAGGTGATAGATAGTTTAAATTTGTAGGTTGTGTTGATTGCCAATTTGCTGTAGCCATACTGCTATTTATAACAAAAAAAAGGGGAGCTTTTAAACTCCCCTAATTCTGATAACATTTTATCTAATTAAGCTATCCACTTAGTGCCACGGTATATACCCTGAGACATAGTTTTGCTTTTCTTAGATACCTCTGCATCATGTTTAACTCCTCTGTAAATACCAGCTTTAGGAGAGTTACTCTCTTTAGCTGTATTTTCAGGAGTTTGTTTGATACCTCTGTAGTAAGACATTTGCATCCTCCAGTTTTCTAATCGATTTCGTACATACAACTTTCGTTGTACACCCTTCTCATAGCGTTCCTTCGGAAACTTTCGGTCTCGTTCGGCCATTGCGGCCTACTAGCTTGCCCACATCCAATGTGGAGGTTTTCAGGTTTCTTACTTCCGTCTTATAATGAATATAAGATGAACGAATGAATACCTAAGTATTCATAATATATTTATACAAAAAAAAGGCCTCATTTCTGAGGCCTTTTAAAAATTTTAAAAAAACTTTTAGATTACAGTAAGTTAAGAACTTCGAAACTTCTGTAGTATTGGTTAGTGTTGGAAGTTGCCAATCCACTTGCTGGTGCTGAACCAACGAAAGGATTAGATACCATTCCATATCTAGTTTTAAATCCAATTTTTGGTTGGAAAGTATTCTCTCCAACTGCTCTGACCATTTGTAATGGAACATATGGACAATAGAAAAGACCAGCGTCAAACGGATTTGAACCTCTGTATCCTACTGTTACATACCCTTCACCACCTGAAACTCCAGTAGGTCTCTGTGAGGCCTTGCTGTAGTATGGGTCAATGTAAACTTTCAATGAGCCGTTTAAAACTCCAGCGAAAGAATTACCAGTGTCATCAACACTTAAATTAGTGCTTAATGCTGGTGCGTAATCTAATACTCCTGCCATTGCAAGTGCTGATGCAACATCACTTGAACAAAGGATAAAGTTACCTTTACCTCTTCTTGTTTGTCTTGCGATGATGTTCGCGTTTCTTTCAATGTGGAACATTAGTCCTTTGAATTTTTCAACTGACCATCTACCAGATGAATCAACATCTAAGTTGAATTGTCCGTTAACACTTGAACCTGAAAGGTTAGCTTCTGATTGAAGTCCTTCAATCTTAGCTTGTGAGTTAACAGTTCTAACAACTTCTCTGTTTATTTCTGCTAGAATTTCAGATGATAAAATATTTGCTAATTCTGATTCTGCATCAAGACCATGAATAGCTTTTAAGTCTTGTGCAAGCTCTATTGTGTACTCAGCTTTTAGCGCTCTGCTTTTAGCGGTAACTGTGGCTTTCTCGATAGAGAATGACATTTCAGCGATTGCTGAATCAACTTCAGCTACTGCTGTAGTATCACCTGCACCTGTGGTGTAGGCTGACTGAATAGCTGTGTTAGCTGAGCCTGACTCAAATGGGTCTGAACCTGCGTGTGTACCTGAACCTGAGAAGTCTGAATCTGCTTCGTTATACAAAGCTTCAGATCTTGCTAGGACTGAGGAGTCATCAACATATCTTGCTTTCATCGCGAAAATAAGACCAGTTGGACCACTCATAGGTTGAACACCACAAATATCATACGCCACTAGGTTTGGCATAGCTCTTCTTACTAGAGATATAAGGATTGGGTCCCAATTTGCTGCTGTTGCAGAAAATCCGCCTGGTGCTCCAGCAACGGTACCTTGACCGTCACCAAATGCCTCAGTAACTTGACCTCTTTCTTCTTTGATTGCTCTCTCTTGGTTCTCAAGAATAACAGATGTTACTGCTCTCTTGTAAGAGTCTTCAATCTTAGGAAGGTCCTTATGCTCTAATACAGGTTGCCATTTCTCTTGTAATGATTCTGACATAAACATTTTTGTTTATCTCCCCCTATTATACAAACTATTTAATATCAACAGTTTGTGATTTACTTATTGCGGCAGTGTATCTTCCCATTTCACCTTCTAAAATAGTTTCAGTTGGTTCTTCGAAAGATGCGTCGTTAGTTGCCACACTCTCTGCGTCTGAGACTGCTTCCGCTTTTTCAGATTTAAAGTAAGATTCTTTAATTGTAGAAACCTTTTCAACAAAGTTTTCTTCATCTTCGTAATCTACATCTTCTGCTAAAGTTTTGAGCTTCTCGACTTCACTATCAGCTAGACCTTCAGAGGCCTCTCTAATAATCTTTTCACGCTTCAGTTCTTCGATTTCTTGAGAAAGTGTAATATTACTAGCAACTTCTTCTGATAAATCGGAATCCAATTTATCATTTCTAGAAGCTAATTCTTCTATTACATCAAACTTCTCTTCGGGAACTTCCACATAATGTTCTTCAAATAGATTTTTCAATCCATTTATAAAACCTTCGGTGAGTTCGGATTTTAATCCTCTCTCGATTGCTAATTCATTTTCTGTTACCCATGATTCAGCAACATATCCAAGATAGTTATCTACCTTTTCTGTTAATTCTTCTTTGATTTCTTCAATAGCTTCTTTAGTAGATTCCTCATACTTAGCTTCTATTTCATCAACCTTTGAATTAACTTTGCTTGA